CATACCCGCTGCTTGAGGTTTGCATGCTGTAAAGTAGTGGGTACGCCCCCATATATGAATTGTATGAAGAGTGAAGCATAATTTTGCTAAAATAAATTCCTGCTTCGGGGTTAGTGAAAACTAGATATCCTGATCTCATTATAGTTTGATCTGTAGTCTTACTAGGTAAGTAATACTGTGGATACGCTTGTAAATCTTGACTATAAATACCTGAGTTAGTGGTCATTGTTACAGTATTTGGACTCCAGCTATACCGTAATGGATTACTATTAAAGAAGAACTCGCTAGAATTGGCAGCCACATTTCTCATATGAGCCAAAAGAAGCGGAACTTTAAATCCCTTTTTTTCAGATACTCCAAATCCATACACATATGTTGCAATAATCTTATTAGCAGAAGTGTTTGTCTTATTTATAGGGGTAACTACTAAATAGAAAGAGCTTCCACTCCCCACCACCACCCACTCACCTTGTAACATGGTCGGTGCAATTGTTTCATTGATTTGACTAAGTGGCGCTGATTCACTTATAGCATGATACCATTTTGCCCAACCATTAATTGCTGATACACCAGAACCAGTTCCGGCCCAATTTTTATTTGGATTTAAACTGTCAAATGGAACTTGATTTCCATTAAAATCATCTATTCCGCTACATGAATCGAGTATGCCGACTTTTGCAAACTTAGCATAAGAATCTGTATAAGTTGGATCTCGACTATTATCAACTCGTAAGAAATAAGGATTGGCAATTTTATCCTTTGCCTGATAGACAGCTTTCTGTGTTCCAGTAAATGCTTTCTTCCAGCCTAGAGATGCTAATTTTGCAGATATTGTTCCCGTGATTGTTTGGTCTGGTAAATTAATAACAAATTCAATCTTGTTCGATGTTATTCCAAGAATTTTAAACTCTTTATTTAATTCTGGAATCGTTGAGCCACTAAATTCGATAACCTGAAATTGCTTAAAATTATGATTTGACCCAAATGTTGCGGTCCCAACACCATCAAGGATTGTAATGTTTGAAACAAGTTGAGAACCAAATCCAGTAACAAGACAGGAATCAAGCACATCAATTAAACTGCCCCAGGTATTCGTTAATTGTGGGGCGTTTGTATTGTCAAAACTAAACCATTTGATATCAGTATTTGCCATTATATTAAGTCCATAAAAAAGACCACTGTTGCGGTCTTTGTAAAAATGCTTAGATCACTCTATCAATGTCACCACGCAACATGATTTGGAACTGATCTGTTAATTCAGTAGGTTCTGATTGTTTCACTGTGCGAATAACCCAAACTGGAAACATAGCTGCATGGGTATCAAAAAAAACTACATTGTTGTTTACCCAACCTGAGCCCCAGCCTTCTTTTTTAATTTTAAAATAAGGTACACCTGTCACTGGGTTAATTGGTTCACAATCTGTATTAATATTTGCAGTGCCAATTTGTCCAGAATACTGCCCAATTATTCTAAAGTTTATATTATCGGTGAAAACAAGCGCCCAACGTTCTTGTATAGCGCCCTTGTTGGTTGTTGCTATTGGGTAAAGCGCATCGTTATAACGAGCTGAAATTGGTGCTCCTGTTGGCTCTTCAACCCACACATTACCCCACGTTCCCTGTGAAAACATATTGGAATAACGTGCTTGCATATCACCAATAACTAACGCAGAACCGACGATTGTATTTTCAGCACTATAATTGTGAGTTAAAGGCTTCGTGAAAGTCACTTGTCCACTGATCTGTACATCTCTAATTAACCCCATATCTTGATAGCGATATTTAATATTTAAAGGTGGAATTAGCGAGTTTATGGCGAAATCACCACTTAAAGTGACCTCGCCATAATCATAATTTACAACATACATATCGAAAGGAACTTTCGCGCCTTTACTGTCTTGAAGCTCACACCAAGAAATACGTTTATCGTCTAAAATATAGGTTTTACCCGCAATATGATCAGGCATCGCTATAGATTTAGACGCACTCACAATGCCAATATCACCCACACGGAAGATAGGCACACGACCATTCGGAGGTAAACGTGTTGCTGACAATCCTAAAATCGAAGCATCAAGCGGAATATATGTATAAGAAATGGCATTATATTTAACACTATCCGGAACAACCCAAATAGGAACGTTAATAAACTTTTTATTCAATTCTTCATATTCTAGAAGTACGTCATACCAGTCCTTCGCTTCAATTTCGGGTCTATTTGTTGCGGTGAGTTCTGTCTTAGTATAGAAATTAATATCTACAAATCCAGTTTCATAATTTACAGAACCATGTGCTTTTGAGGTTTCAACTTTTCCTTGCTCATCAAACTGTAAATTTAAAGAACCAAATTCAACAGTGCTCAAAACCACTGTAACTGAGGATGGTCGAACAGGGATAACTGGGATTCTAAAACTGATATGATTGATTTCAATTGCATCTGTAGTGGTTGCTAATGACTGTAGAGAAATTGCGCTTTCCGTTAAAGGTGTCCAAGAATCAATCTCAACCACACCTATTCCATAGTTTACAGATCCTGCAGTAATGCCGGTATTTGTGGAGTTATTGACATTTCTGTAAATTACTCCATTTCGATCAAGATAAACATCACTTCCAAGCTTAAAGCGAACAGAATTGGTCAACACGAGTTCACTAAACTGAGGTGTTAAATCAATTTTAAGTTTATCCGCAGTCACCTGTACGACATTCGGGCTAATATCGGGAGAATCTCGATATTTAATATTAATATTGGTTGGAAAATATGCCTTTAATTTCTTCTTTTCAGAAGTTATTGATTCAGTTTGTGGTGAATAAAAACTCATGATTAATTACTCACAAAGACTTGTGGTGTATAACTCTTTTGATACACCATAATTTCTAAAAATGGCTTTATCACAACGGCACCTGTGCTGTAATTAATAGTTCCGTGAATATTGCCTAACTTGTCGTATAAATTACCAAAGGTGTTGTCAACCTTAGAATCTGTCAGGACCAATTCAGTTAAATTCTGGTTAAGCTGATCTTGTAATTCCATTTTTAATTCAATACTACCTGGTTGCAGTGCATTGCCTGTTCCCACATTAAAACTTAACTCTTGCTCAACAGAAGGTGTGATTATTGCGCTTTGATTTAATGGGAAACCCGTGTTGTAGTTAATTGTAAAAACTGCGCCCTTTTGGGGTAAGATTTTGGGAATAAATCTTCCAATCCCAGTTGCATAGTTTATTGATCCAGTTGCATCTCCAGTAAACTTGCCTTGAGCATTGCTTGTCGCGGTTTTCTCAATGTCACCAACATTCCATTTCACAACAACACTATTGGATGCAACAGCCTCTCCTAACTTTAGCTCAAATGAAGGACTCTCAAGCGTTAGATTTGAGCGCACGAAAGTCGAAATTGGTGTGCACCACAACACCAGAATATTACTACCAACATCAGCAAGCTCTCCTGTGGTCAGTAACCATGATCCCGTTTCATAATTGACTGAGCCAGATCCAATAGAGGTTGCCCCAGCTTTAAGCTGTCCAGATCCGTCATCTTTAAGTTCATAAAACTTGCCTTTCACCATGAAAGATACTGAAACACTACCTGGTGCGGGAGGAGGAATTAAAACTCCTGTCCAGTTTGAGCCCTGATTGGCTTGCGTGACTTGGATCGATTGACTTTGTGTATTTTGCACAGGTGTGGATGCTGGTTTAAATGCTAAGTTTAAAGTCGTGTTCCCTGAACCTGCAGCAGTGGTCCATTGAATCAAACCTTTTTGATAATCGATCGTTCCTACTTGAGTGCCTGCATTAGTTTTTAATAATCCACCACTATCGTTTACTTGTTGATTAAATAGAGAAAAACTTAGAGTTGAAGGCATGATGCTTGAACCTAAGTAAAAATTTTGAGATGTTGAAATGGTTACTTGGTAGCTCGCTGAAATCACACCATCATTACCCGGAACTAAAGTCGTTTTTTCACCTGCTGCATTTACATCGATGATTGCTGTTTCACTTTGAGCACTGGGAATAATTTGAGTAAAAACATCTTTTACATTGACTGTAAACTCGCCTAAATGTGCATCTTCAATTACTTGAGTGGAGGAATAATATTTACCCGTATCAGCGACCAAAGAATCATGGATTACTGTTGTAGATTTTTGGCCTGTATACCAGTTTTTTGCAGATAAACCTACAAAATCAATTTCTAATGGATCACTGATACTATAAGTGGCAATCTTGTATTCAATCTCCTTTTGATCAATAACGATTTTTGAAATACGGGTTTCAACTTTTAATATTCGAACATATTGCTCACGGCTATTTATGAGCCCGCCATTCGAAACTAATACAATCGCATCACCGACATTACTCTCGGTTTCAGTGGTAAACATACAGACTTGAATCTGTTTCATACCCTGCCAAAGTGTATCGAGCGGTGTACCTGCGATTTGAGCGCCTTTTGATAAATAAGACTCAACTCTATTTTGTGCAGATTTACGTTGATCCGTATAACTTCCAGTACTAAATAAAAGCGCTGAAACGGCAGGATCTTTAGGATTCTCTGATATAAATACGGTTGAACCCATTAATAAGTCAGTATCACCTGTTGTAACTGCAGGAAATATTTTCCGCATTGATACATCACCAAGGCTTCGATCTAACTCTGAAATGTCATTGAACAAGTTGTTACTCTGTCCATCAATGATGACTTGCCCATTGTATTTACCGCCCCCGTCATCATTATCACTTAAGCGCTCAGATTCATATAAAACTAAATCCTTAGTTTCAATCGGCATCGTTTATCTCCAAAAATCTTAGTGTCACGTTATATTCGTCATCTTCAGAAACAGTCGGATGCTCAAGCACAGGATTTGCTTCTATTGCTTTATCTTGATGATTAAAAACTACGTTAAACGTCCGCTTATCATGAAAATAGTTAAATTGAAGTTCAAATTTTTCCTGAAGAATTGACCAATCTTTTAACTTGCTAACAATATGCCGTTTTAACCAAGCCATGTTTTTATCAGCTGTCAAAGTAATCGGACGACCCGATTTCTTTTTACCTTCCTGAATAATCAAAGCTCCATCTACTGCGCGATCTTGTTTCTGCTCAATCGAATTCCAATCAAATTCATCAGACCATAAAAAACCGTCTGATAATGAGACGGTTTCTTGTGTTGATATTCGTTTTAATTTCATGTTTTAACCACTCTTTTTAAGTGTTTCAAGCTGTCTAAACAGTTCATTTAAGGTGCTTTCTTGACTCGCATTCCCCATCAAGGAAACATCCTGTCCATTAAAATTAAAACTGTATTTAACTGTCTTACTTGGATCAGAATTACTTGAAAGCGCAGCTGAGGTATTCTTTTGAGTATCTGCATAAACATTTGGCGCCAATGCTTGCATTGTAGATTGCCCTTTGCCGTCAGAATAACGCTGTAATGCCTGTTCGATATATCTTGAACCATCATAGCCTGCTAATCCTTTCTTTCTTAACTCTTGATACAACATACCTGAAATATCCGTAAGCCCGCCAAGACTTCGATTCTTTTGCAATACGTCTTGATCTTTTGCGAGTGCCGTACCAAAAATACTTTGAGCAATTGACTCAGCTTGAGCATCGTCATAACCCATTTTTTTAAGCTCATCCCGGACATAACTCTTCGTGTAGGATGTACTTGAAACGGCATTAGATTTCTTGGATTTTTCCTCTCTCGTTTTCGCTTCTGCCTCAGATTTTGCACTTAAAGCCTCATTCCATGCATCAATTGAATTTTGAGCCTCTTCTCTTGCAACCGCACCCATTTCACGATAGGCACTTGTTACACCACTTGAAACAGTTGAAGCATGAGACGAAGCAGCTTTATTCATTTCATCATAAGACTGTACAACTGCCTTTCCTGTATCATCAATTTGAACAGATAAACCAAGTGATGCAGCTTTTGCTTGAGTATGAGCAATTACAGCTTGATCACCTGAAGCAATCGCTGCTTGAATGGTTCTTTCATAAGCTTGTCTTAAACTTTCAGCCGTCGCTTGGCCACTACTTTGAATGGTATTAAAATCTGCCAAAGCTGATTGCGCTGCAAGTTTTAACTGCTCTTTGGTTTTGATCCCCAGGCGTTCAAATGCTTGCTCAACAGGATTCATATCATCAGGAAGCTTTTGCATCAC